CCCGCCTGAGTCAGCATGACCGACCAACCTTGCTGTGCCCGTAGCGGCTATAGTGAGTGCCACATGCCCCTTGGGCATGATGGCCCCCACGAAGCCGCCCATGCCACTCTCGCCGGTACTGTTATTGAGATAGTGTGGACAGATGAGTACAAAGAGCTAGCCAAGTTGCCTTGGCTCGTTGACCTCACCCCCGACCGCGATGACCCGATGATAGCGGTCTACACACACAGCACGCTAGCCGATGGTCTGGCTCACCTTGACTGGGTTAAGTCCTTAGTTCACTAAACCACCGTTGTTTGCTGTTTTGTAATCAGGCACCCATTTGTGATCACACTTGCCAACACCACTTTGATGCACTAAACTATGGGCGGAGGGACGCACATGTCCGATATTCTTAAACTCATTCTCGAAAACATTGCTACCCAATACATCATCAGTTTCGGCGGCCTTGGCCTCGTCCTCTTCCTCGCCCTCAACAGCCTCCACAAGAACTTCAGACTCAGCGAACGTGAATGGGGCCTTGCCACCCTGGGCGTTGGGGCGGTGGGCGGGGTGCTTCTACAGGCCGGTGGCCTGGTGGCGCTGCCTGGTAACGGTACCGTTGGCTATGCCCTGGCGGCCTTTGTTGGAGCGGCCTCGGCCAGTGCGGCTGCGGGCTTCTCGGCCATCGACCTTCGGGCCACAATCTCCAAACCTAAGGTGTAACTTCCGTGGACGAATGGACCACCAATGAAACTGACCGGCTCCCGTGGGAGCCACCATCGGAGGAGGACGAGATAGCCTACCTGACTTACGAGGTGTGCCCAACGTGTGAGGTCAAAGGAGTGTATAAGCACGCCAAGTTGATTTGTCCGACGTGCCACGTCATACTTCAAAATTGTTGTGGTGACTAATGAAGGTTGTTCTCATTGTGGTGGTCATCTCAATAATCTTCATCATGTACGCTACATTCATTGGATTCTCAAATAAAAGGAAGTAAAAGTGAGCAAAACCAAGAAGCACGAAAAGTCCGAGTCCAAGAAGTATGAAAAGTCCGAAATGAAGATGAAGGGCGGTAAGAAATGTTGCTCTTGATTTCTTTCTTAATCGTGCTTGGCGTGGTCGTAGATGATGGCGTGCCGTTCTAGGTCTGTGATCTTGTGGCAATCAATCCCAATCTACGAGCCAAGCAAGATCTCCTAGAGAAGGTCCGCGAGGAAGAGAAGGCGGCGGTGCGGGAGGCGGCCCTTCGCAGCACCTACATAATGGCGTCGATGGTCCTTTGGCCCGATGTGGATATGGCCCGCATCCATGAACCTTTCCACCGGCCACTTTGCGACTTCATAGACGAAACGCCGCCTGGGGGGCGGCGTGGGGCCATCGTGCCTCGTATGCACCGGAAGACGTTTTTGCTCACGGTCGCACAGACCGTGCGGCGTATATGCGTTGACCCTGATGTACGTATCCTCATTGTCACGGCCCTCGATGACACGGCCAAGAAGATGTCGGTGCTCATCAAGCGGCAGTTCACCCATAACCGCTCCTTCGCCTACTACTTCCCCGAGATGTGCATTGACGAAGAGAAGTTCGGCACCCAATACTCATTCGAGCATCCCCGGCGCACCATCATCGAGATGAACCCCACGGTGCGGGCGGCGTACCTTGGAGCACCGCTCATTGGCTGCCGTGCCGATATCGTCATCTGTGATGATGCGGTTGATGAGGACAAGATCCTCAACCCCGAGCTTGCCGACCGGACGAATGGGCAGATCAACGAGTTGGTACCTCTCATTGACCTCAAACCCCAGTACAACATGATGTTCGTGTGGGGAACACCGAAGGGGTTCAATGACTATTACGCGCTGATGAGCGGGCAAGCCTCGACTACCATCAAGAGCGAAGTGAAGGTGCCGGTGTTCAAGGTCATCCGGCGCTCCGCGCTTGAGGACGAGGACGGCAAGCCCTCCCTGGCGGGCGAGCCTATTCTCCCCACCGTCTTCACGAAGCAAGAACTCCTCAATCGTCTCGAACAGTGCAAGTTGAACCCCGCCCAGGGTGAGGGATTCTTCATGCGCGAATACCTGTGCCTGGTGCAGGCACCCTCGGAGCAGAAGTTCCGCGCCGAGCAACTGGCGACTTGGGTAGACCCGATGATGGTTCCCCCGAACACCATCTTCAGTGGCTTCACAATCGACAGCGCTTTCAAGGACGCCCAAATTGCCAAGGCCCGTGGGGACACGACGGTTTGCCTCGTTGGTCACTTTGACCACTTTAACAACCTCTACCTCACCGATGGCATTCGTGGCCGTTTCGATAGCGAGACCTTTCGCAAGCAACTCCTTGCCATGCTCAACCACCCTAAGAACAAGTCGGCCCAGAACCTCATCAAGGAGAAGGTCGGTGAGGGGACCATCTTCACCGAGTTCAAGCGATGGTTCATGGATGCTAAGAAACCCGTGGTCATCTTCCCCGTCCCGGTCATCGGGCGTGGTGAGAAGGTGCTCCGCATCATCAACTGTCTCCAAGGCCCGTTCATGGGCCGTAAAATCTTCTTCGTCAAGGGGCAGTTCCCCGAGGACCTCCACAGGGTCCTTGTGGACGAATTGACACACCTTGGGCAATGGGGGCACGATGACGCCGCTGACGCCCTTGCCTTGTTCTTCCACCCCGACGTTCGCCCCATGAATAATCCCAACCTCAAGTCCGTGGTGTGGAAGGATGTGGTCTCGGTCCCCACCCAAATCTCTACGCCCTGGACCAACCCCATGGCCATGCGGCAAGCCAATCCCCAAGTGGCTCAACAAGATCCAAAGACTAACCGCTTGACTCCTGGCGGGCAAGACATCACATTAGACCATGGGACTTTTATGGTACAAGGTAGCGGTCCCACTGAAATGCCTGAGTTTGGGTGGCAACCCGTCCTCCAACGCTCAGGTAAAGATCCTTTTGGCGACCCTTTCTAGGAGGCGCGATAATGGCAAAAACTTCAGGTTCTTTGGGGCACGATACAGACATCAGTGAAAGGGGAGATTATGGCCCCCTTCCCTCCCCCGGTGGCGGAGCCGACGAAGTAGAACTTCACATGCAGGATTGGACTTCGCACCCCAACGATGCGTTGAACCTTCAGTCCTCGCTTCGAGTTCGTATCGTTACGGATGAATTGCCCAACCCGAATGGTGGACTCGTTAACGACGTTCGTATCAAGTAAATGGCCCAATCCTTCCATGCCGAAATGGACCCTATGGCCACCGCGCCTGATGATGGTGGCACATCCCACGATGGCCGGGTCCGCTTGTGGATGTCGCGCCAAACTCGCGCCGAGGAACTGAAGCAAATCCACTGGCCAAAGTGGCGGGCGTATTGGTCGTGGTACCGGAGCTATGTCACCCCCATCAAGGATGCCGCCCAGTGGTGGAGGAGTAACGAGTACATTCCGACACCCTTTAAAATCGTTGAGACGGTTCTGCCACGTTACCTCCTGGGTATGTTTGAGGACCCTGACTGGTTTGGCGTCGAGGCTCGCCACGCACGCGATGAGGAGTATGAGAACCTCTGTCAGCAGCTTCTCCGTATCAAACTCGACCAGATGAAGTTGTTCCCGAAGATTTACGACGCCACCAAGTACAGCACCATCATGGGCCATGCGTGGGGTAAGGTAGTTTGGGACGAGAAGTGGATGACCCGAAAGATTATGATGCCAGTGGATGGCATTGATCCAGAGACAGGCCAACCAGTGGCAGGCATCGAAGAGGAAACCCGTAAGGAACGCACCTTCAACGGGCCGCAGTTCGATTGGCTCCCCCTCGATAAACTTTGGCCCGATCCTTCGGGCAAAGAGCGGTGGTACATCGAGCAAATCGACACCACCCTTGACGAAATTAACGAGACACAAAAGTACCTCAACATCTACGACAAGGAGCAACTTGCGTTGCTTCAAGAGTCGCTCATGTCAGCCACGGATGATGGGGCAATCTACGATCCCCTTGGCTCCGCTCGTCAGGGTAGCGCTTATGGTCATACGATCCAAACCGACCGCGAACCTCAAGTCTTGGAGGGCATACCTTGGTCAACCGTCGCCCCACAGTCGGATGGTGTAGGCGTCACACTCCTTCAGTGTTGGGGTTGGGTGCCGCCCGAGCTTCGTAAAGACAAGGCCGAGTGGCGGCTTATGGTCATTGCGAACAGTCGCTATTTGCTGCGCGATGTGCCCGCGCCTACGCCTGACGGTAAGCCCCCCTATTTCGCCATTCCGAGTATCCGCATCCCAGGCCGACTCTACGGTGAGAGCATCCTTTACTACGTCGGCCCAATGGCGGACCAACAGACCCGCCTCGCCAACATGCGCCTCGATGAGGTATTCCTTGGCATTTGGCAGAGCATGTTGATTAAGCAAGGCAGCCTCGCCAGCGACAACCAGATGTACTTCAAACCCGGTGGCTACATGGAAGTCAAGACCGAGCCGGGTCAGCCCATCCGTGATGTCATTGACATCATGCCCCGCGCACCTTTGCTGCCGCAAGTGTGGCAAGAGGATATGTACCGTCAGACCCAGGCCGAGAACGCAGCCGCCGCAAGCGACATTCAACAGGGCGTCAACAGTGGGGGTGGGGGGCGGCAGACCGCAACCGAGGTTGAACGTAAACTCCAACAGGGCAACGCCCGTCACATTCTCCAAACCATGCTCTTTGGTTACCAGATCCAAAAGGAACTCTTGGAGCGGACGTGGGAGTGGCTACGTATGCGAATGACCGACCCCGAGAAGATCAAACTGGGGGAGGAGTTCGCCGTCCTCGACCTTCGCCACATCCAGACCCCCATCGACATCACTATTGGTGGCGGCTTCTTCGCCCTCAGTAAGCAACAGCGGGTTCAGCGTAGCCAACTCCTTGTCCAGATGCTCGCTAACCCCTTTTTCGCCCAGGCGGCGAAGCCGGTGGCGATTTTCCAACAGGCCCTCTCAGACCTCGGGTACAAGAACGTGCCCCGCTTTATGAAGACCGAGGAAGAGGTTCAACAGGACCAACAGCGGGCACAG